GTCTAATATTCTTAGACTGCCATTAAATCCTGAAGCTGGTTACGGAACATGGGTTCTAACAACTTCTTATGGTACGACAGATTCGTCTGGTGCGGAAGCAACACACACTCTGAAAGAAGTGACGCTAACTGCGTATAAGTTAGCAACTAAGGAATTCCTTGGTTACGAAGAAGAAGATGATGCGCTAGTCGCATTAATGCCTCTAGTTAGAGACGCCCTGATTCGTAGATCTGCTCGCTCGATTGATAAGGCGCTTCTGATTGGTACTGCATCTGGTGTTGATCCTCTGAAGGGTATTACTGTTTGGGCAACTGCTGGTGACCAGGTAACTGTCGCTACAACTGCTAAACCTACGGTCGCTACGCTCGCTGCGCTTCGCAGAGAAATGGGTGACTGGGGTCTAGATCCTTCCGGTGTTGTGTATATTGTATCGTCTGATGTTTATTATGATCTATTAGATGACGATGATTTCCGTACAAATGAAAAAGTCGGAAATAACGCAACTATTCTGAATGGTCAGATTGGTAATTGTAATGGTTCTCCGGTTCTAGTGTCTGGCGAGTTTGCATCTAAAGGTAATGGCGTTATTGGCGCGGTTGCTGTTGCTCCTAGAAACTTCATCTTTGGTCAGTACAAGACTCTCAGAGTTGAAACTGATACAGACGTTGAAAAGCAACGTAGAATTTTAGTTGCCACACAAAGACTAGCATTCCAACAAATTTCTAGTACAAATGGAAATGGTGCTGGTACTCTGAAGTGGACCACTTAATAAATAATTAAGTATGAATAAAAGGGGCGAGGGATAATGAATGTAGCCCTCGCCCCTTTTTACTTGAGCCTTGAGTATTAATATGGATTTAATAACATTAGAAGAGTATAAGTCTTATACGAAGATTAGAAGCAATGAACAAGATGATAAATTAAATCAATTAATACCTATGGTATCTGATTTAGTTAAAATACACTGCGGAAGAACTTTTGTAGACTATGTTAGTACTAATAAAGTTGAGTATTTTAGCGATGGCGGACTATTTGTTTATACATCAGAACAACCTATTATAACTATTAGTGAAGTTGCTTCTCGTAGTGATCCTACAACAACCGAATACACAGTTCTAACGGAGCATGCCGATTATGTGTATGATAGAAGCAGAGATCGTATATTTTGCTTATGGGGAGGTGATGGTTTCTACGCGTTACCCGATAGTTTAAGAATTACTTATACTGCTGGGTACACTAATATTCCTGAAGATTTAAAGTTAGGAGTATTAGATTTAGTTCAGTTTTACCAAAAAGGCGAAGCAGTACCAAGAAAGGCACTTAATTCTAATCAAATATCTGTTGAATATGTTAAGTCGATGGATTTTCCACCACACATTAAACGAATATTAGATTTATATAGGATTCAATAATGTCTAGAGAAGTACTTACTGCCTTATTAAATTCTGTTGAAAGCATAACTGCAAAAAATGCTAATTCTAATCTGTATAATGAATTATTAGCAATAAAAAAAGAATATGAAACAAGGCAGTCTTCTAGCGAATATAAATTTGATATTTCTTTGGAAGCAATTAAAAAAGAATTCAAAAGTATACTTAATAAGCCTTTATCTGATTTACCTATTGATGATAACATTTATACTATATTAGCACAACAATATAGGGATGCTATAATTGATTATATAAAGTCATTTCCTGAATTTAATATAGAAAATAATACTTTATGTGTAAATTCTAGTAATTATGCTAATATTTATAATGTTTTCTCAAACGCTCTAAGCAGTAAAAATTCTAATATTAGATCACTAAGGGATTTTATAGTAGAAACCATACTAATTAATTCTGATCAACATAATTTAAATGAGCGTCAATTTTTAGTAGAAAAATTAGAACCAGTAAAACAATTTAAAATTAGTTATACAGAGGAAAGTAACACTATAATTAATGCTGTTGGTGCTAAGATATATAATAAATTAGTAGAAATTCCTGAAGTTAGGGATATAAAAGATCTAGAATTAAAACTATTAACATTATCTAATAGATCTGATTTTTTCGCTACTATATGTAAAGAATTAAAAACTCAAGAATCGGAACAAATCTTTAAAGGTTTAATTTCTAGTGCTGTTTCGTATCTTAGAGTAGTAAGCAGTCCAAATGTTTATGGTTTATTACAATTCGATGTTAGTGTAGATCATAAAGATGTTGCTAACCTTAGTAAAAGTTTAGTGAACTCGATATTTTCTGAATATAATTCTAGCCGGCTGGAGCGATCTTTAACTAACATAATCACTTTAGCACTTGAAAAAGATGCTGAAAAATTAATATACGATCATTTAAATTCTTGGATAAATGGTAGTAAAAGAATTCCCGGAGTTCCAACATTGTATGAAATGCCTGGATCTCCTAGTATGAAAAAATTAGTAGAAGATACACTAACAGAGAATCTAAAGAATGGAAAAGCTAAATCTAAAAAGGTTTTGAGTTCTGACAAATCTAAAGCGCAGAAAATTCCGATAAAATCTAATAAATCATCTAGTATTAAAAAGCCTTCAAAACCGAATAAAAAACAGGTTCCATTTTGGGAACCTAGAAACACTAGAGGTCAGTTCGTAGGACTATCTAATGTTATAAATCTTATTAATTTATTACTACACGATACTATTAAGAAAAATATGGGATCTCCTAGATTGAATTATCGTACAGGAAGATTCGCTAGATCAGCAAAAGTACTTTCTATGACAAGAGATAGAGATGAGTACACTAGAGTGCAATATACTTATATGTTATACCCATATCAAACATTTGAACCTGGATACGCACAAGGCAGTAAATATCGTGATCCAAGAGTAGTAATTTCAGAAAGTATTAGAGAATTAGCAGCTAATTATATTTTAGGAAAATTACGAGTAATAAGGGTATAGTAAATGAGTGCTAGATCTAGAATAGTAGATGCTTTAGTATTAAAGTTAAAGGAAATTGATGGAACTGGGCAATATAAATCTAATCTTTCTTCTAATGTATTAAAACAATTAGTATTTTATAACGAAGTTTCCGATTTTCCAACAATTTGCGTTGTATCTGGTTATGAAACTAGAGAATATTTACCGTCTGATTTTAGATGGGGATTTTTAAATATATCAATTAAGATTTATGTTGAAGGTGAAAATTGTCAGGAATTACTAGAAAATGTTCTTGGCGATGTTGAATATCTAATATCTGAAAATGAAAGATTAATTTATGATTCGGGTGATGGGGAACAGACAGCCGAAATTCAGATTACGTCTATACAAACTGACGAAGGTGTATTAGCACCACTAGGAGTAGGAGAAATGACACTTGTAGTAAGATATCAAGTTCGTTCTCACTATTCGACTTAGTCTATTACTTTAAATTAATAATTATTAAAACAAGTAATAGAAGAGATTAGGAGAAATATAAATGGCAGTTAATGTCAACCTTTCTCGTAGTACTAAAGTTTATTACACAACTTTAACTGCTACAGATAATGGTTATTCTGATTCAAATACATTTGAAATTCAAGTTATGAATGGATATTCGTTCTCTCAAGGGACTGAACAACAAACCATTCAAATTAATGAAGCTGGTGCAACACCTAATAGAGGTCAACGTTCGTTTAATACGCAACTTAATCCAGTTGAATGGAATTTTGGTACTTATGTTAGACCAAATAAACCGTCAACAAATGTTACTTGCGTTGAACGTGCTCTGTGGAATGCATTTGCTTGCGCTACAGCGGATCCAGCGGCTTCTGCGGCTTGGGTTGAAGCAACCAACTATGCAACATTATCGCTTACAAACTCTAATGTACATACATTAGCGGCATTTGCGTTGATCTTCAAAGTTGATAATACTTATTATAAAGTTAATAATTGTGCCGTGAATACTGCAGAAGTTAACTTTGGTATTGATCAAATTGCTATGATTAATTGGAGTGGTTTCGGTACTACATATGCTGAAATTACTGATACTGACGCACTAACAGAACTCCCAAGTATTACCGCAGCAGATTCTAATGCGCACTTTATTACTAATAAACTATCAACAGTTGTACTAAATAGTAATATTAGTGGTGATGGTAGTACTGGTGGTTCGATTAGTTATTCTCTACCAATTACTGGTGGTACGCTAACATTATCTAATAATCTAACGTATCTAACACCAGAAATTCTAGGTATTGTTAATAACTCTATCGGTTACTTTACAGGAACTAGAGCGGTTGGTGGAAATCTAACAGCGTATCTGCGTACAGGTACTGGTTCAAACCATACTGGTAAGTTGCTTCAAGATATTTTAACCGGCGCTGCAACTAGCACTGAAACTAAGTTTAATATGACGTTGCAGATGGGTGGTGGTACAAATGCATCTAGAGTTGACTTTCTGATGCCTGCAACAATGTTGCAAGTACCAACTATTGATATTCAAGACGTTGTGTCAACAACGATTAATTTCACGGCTCAGGGATATACTAGCACAAACTATGATATTACTTCGGCCAATGAAATTCAGGTTAGATACTACTCCGCAGCGACTTAATAAATAATTAAAATGTGGAAAAGGGAGCGATCCCTTTTCCACTAAGTATATAAAGAATAATAAAAAATATGGGTATTAATATTGCCAATTTAGTTGTTCCATCAAAAGAGATCGAAGTTGAGTATCCCGGAATTGATGGATTTAAAGTTAAAGTTTCATTTCAATCTAGAGATGAATTAATTAAACTAAAGAAAAAAGCTACTACACAAAAATTCAGAAATAGACAACTAGAAGAAGTTGTTGACGATCAGTTATTTTTAGAGTTATACGTTAAAGCAGTAATTAAAGGGTGGGTTGGATTAAAAGCCAAACATCTTATTAAGTTAATGTTAGTTGATTTGGGTGAATTAGATCCTGAATCTGATGTTAATTATAATGAAGAAAATGCACTACAACTAATGAAGGGTAGTGCTGACTTTGATAGTTTTATTACGGAGACTATTTCAGATATTGCAAATTTTTCAAAGAGCAGTTTCCAGAAATAGAATCCGCAATTAAACAGTACTTGTTGAATTTATCTAGTGGTGTGGATAGAAAACAGTACTTTGAAATATGCGAAGCAATGGGCACTGAGCCCGTTGAGAATGAGATTCCTCCAGAGATGGAGGAATTTCCATTTGAAATTCAAGAAGTATTTAAAGTATTTTTTAGACTACCGGATAGATATGATTCAATGAGTGGTACAATTTTAGGAAAAGACTTTTCTTTAATTACTACTTTGTTTGATATATATGGAATTGTAAATAAGGAAACTGCTTTAGATTATCTTACTATAATGAATATAGTTAGAACCAATATTCTGTCTGATAAAAGAAAAGCAGAACAATCAAT